TGATCGCCAGTTGTTAGTTGTGTTGTTGCATTTGCAAATTGTAAGTAAGTATGGCGTTTTGATGTCAAGTAATCGGTGTTTAATAGTGCTGTCTCAACATATGAAAGATTACCTACTTTAAATGTAGCATTATTACCAGCAGATTTTCTTGTTATAGTAGATCTAATGTTTGATGTGCTTGTTGAAACTGAGTTTAGTGTTGTTGTATAGAAAGAATTTTCTACATCAACAACGCCAACCTTTACATCATAATGATCAAGAGTTGCTGATGCGCCTGAAATTCTTCCAACAACTGGCGTTGATAATTTAAACACGCCTTGTACGTTAGTGAGCGATATTGTAGTATTTGACACATCAACAGAAACATCTCTGACAACACCATTAGCGACTTCAGAACCGCTTACTGTTTGATAAACTTGTTCCCCAATTTCATATGTTCCAGTAGTTGAGGTGTTATAAATTGTTACGTTTGATGAATAAGCAATAATATTTGCAGTTGCGCTGATATCATTATAATCATCGACGTTAAATAAATCTGAATTTCCTGAAGTATAATATGTACCTGTTGTTTGAACATTTCCACTTAAAGATACAATGGCATAACCAGTGTTACCACCAGTTATTTGGCTGATGTAAACAACTTCACCAGTTCCAGCTAATTGATTGTTTCCATAATAACTGTAAACATAATCACCAGTTGAAAAATCCTTGGTTGCTGCAGAAAATGCAACATTTGCAAGATCTTGAGTAATTGTTTCAAATGTATCAAATAAAGGAGCAGTTCTTGTTGCAGAAGCTATAACATTTCCCAATGTTAGATTTACATTAGAAACTAGAACCTTGGAATTTGAATTATATCCAAATCCACCATCAATTAGTTTGAAATCAACAACACCAGTAACATTAGCAATAGAATTTACAATTGCTTTACCTTGACCACCATTATTTGATACGAAATTGACGGTTTCTCCAAGTATAAAATCCGCTCCACCACTAACAACATCAGCAGAATTCATTGATCCAATAATTTTTGGATTTCCGTCCAAATTGGAATCGAATTTTATAATTTCTCCAGTTTGAAAATCTCCAGAAACTTGAGAAATATACATTACGTCGATGTATTTGCCGCTTTTGTTTCTTCTGATTAGTCTGTCAACGAACGCTGTAGCGCCTGATTTTGTTCCAGTTACAGTTTTTCCGATAAATTCAATATTTTTATCTGTTCTTGTGACTTCAAGATATACTGGTTCGAACCATTCACCATCAGATAATCTAAAAATATCGTCTCCAGGATAATATACTTGGGCGCTTTGTCCGTAAACCAGCCTAAAAAATAAATCAATGGCTCTCTCAGAGCCTTTTGCTCTATGAAAATCAATTGCGTTCTTGATGAATAGCTGTTCGTTAGACTTTAGGTTAAATTGTATATTTTTTAGATATTTTTCTTTAAAATGAACGATAAATTCGTCCATAGTTCTGTCAATATCAGCATAGTTTGATATATTTCTTGAGTGATATAATGCGTTGTTTGATTGTTCTAGCCATTCATAGTAAGCTTTTACGAAACGAATGAACCCCTTTCCTTCTTCTTGGTAAAAAGAAGGAAACATTTGTTCAACTAGAGGCGAAATATAAGCTTCTACATCTCTCATTTTTTTATTCTCTTACCCCAATAGTTGACACAGAAATATCATCCGCTGAGATTGACAAGATAACATTCTTGGATGAATATATGTCTCTTGAAGCAGGTTTAGCGTAAACTTTCAAATGAGAACCGCTGTAACTTGAAATTGAGAAGTTTCTCATAGTTATAATGCCTGTAGAATAGTCAATTGTTCCAACCTTTCTTAGTACAGTGTGTTCTGTACCAGTAGTTGTTATGATGTTGATGTTTCCATTATTGTCATCTTCAAGGCTACAAGTTTGATTTTCGTAAACGAATGTTGTAGAAGATATTGTATGTTCGTCGCCAGCATTGTGGACAGAGTTAAAAGAAGACAATCTATCATAAAGAGGAATGTTAAAGTTGATTGTGATCAGTTCTGGAGAAAGAAGTTTTGGTTGCAATTTCTTCATTGCCAAAACTTCTGTTTCGTTGCCAACAATTGATGATTGTGCATCATCAATTGCTCTAGTCAACTGGCTGTAACGCATTGTTGATTTGAAATCATCAAGATTTGTATCATTATAACTGATGATTGAAGATATGACCAATGTTTTGATGTCATTTCCAGTCAATCTTGTTCTATTGACGTTGTATCTAACGGTTGAATTAACAACAACATACAAGAACTCTGGAGAAATAAACACTGGATCAATAGAAACTGGTGATCTTTTCTTGATAAAATCTCTGTAAACAATTCTTCTTGAATCGGGTAAACCATCGGCATTAGTAATGTCAACCGCAATGAACACTTTACCATATTGTGGTGGATCAAGTTGATCTCCACCGAATGCTGATATTGTATTGATTTCTGGGAAATTTGACTTTAGAAGAATTTCATAATCATCTTCAGTAACTGCTCTTTCTTGAGTAGTAAATCTTCTTGGCGCATTAAATCTGATTGATTCTAGTGTTTCTGGGAAAGCGCCATTGTTTGCACCCTCAACAGTAGAAACAATAACGTTCGAGAATCCGCCAATTTGACCGTCTGGCTTAAATGTTTTTGCACCATTTGCGGCTGGTCCATTTGATACTCTATACTCGGCGATAATTACAGCACCATTTTTTGGACGGCGACCAGAAACATCATCTCCAAATATAATCTCATATTTGCTATTTTCAGCTGCTTGTATAAAAAACACTTTTGATGTGTAATCTATATCAAACAAAGAATCCGCTTTTGTGTATGGGATAACTGTTGATGAATCTTCGACAACGTTTAATACTAAACTTTCTGTGTCAATATTTTCATTTGAAATAAGAAATCTTTGGGTTGTATTAGCGTAATCCATAACATAACGATCATACAAAAACACGCCTTCATAAAGGTCAACGTTCGTTGCTTTGAAGTATCTACCGTTTGTGATGACAGGAACTTGTTCGTTAGTTGTGAAGGTAAAGTTATTTGAACCAACTTTAGCAGTAAATGAAGTTCCTTTTGGAATTACGATTGCGGTGCAAGCACTATCGGCTGGAGGAGTAATAATAAGATCTACTTTGGCTGTTGCTGATCTATAGGATCTTGGTGTATAATTCAAATCCTTTGAATGAGATACAACGCTATCTCTAAGTTGCGCTGTATCCAAAAACATTTCGCTTCCCATCATGTTTAGATAGAAAGCATTCATGTATGTGTTATATGTCATCAAATCTAACAACACTGAGATGTTAAGTCCCTCAAAGTCATAATCGTTGAAAAGTTTTGGTGATCTTAGGAACGTTTTGAACTGTTCTTTGAGAGTCTCAAAATCTAGGCTTGTAAGATTTATTGATGAATTAGCCATTATCTGACCCTATTAAGTAGAACTTGAAGTTGAAGAGGTGTTCCAATATTTATTGCCTCAAAAGTTATGGTTACGTAATAACCATTTTCGTCTGGATAAGGATCAACCTTTACATCTATTAGACGGCATCTTGGTTCGTAATCGTTGATAACTCTTGTAATTTTTTGCTTTAGAACATACGCTGTTTCTGGTGCAATCAATTCAAACAAAAGAGCATTAATATCAGCACCAATCAGTGGTTGAAATGGACGTTCATAGGTATTGGTTAGAATTAAATTTCTTATAGCACGTTTTACTGATTGTTCATTAGTTTGTCTGAGAAGATCATTCTTTTCTGGATGTGTGGAAAAATCAATTAAGAAATCGCTGAATAGATCTCTTTTGTTATTGATTTCCGTAACTTCTGTATAAAAATCAGATCTTGCCATACTGGATCCTTTTAATTTTATTTATTAGAGAGAAACGCATAAAGTTGGGAAACTAAACCCTAAAAGACTGAGAGGACCAGTAAGGAATCCAATAATTAAAGTCATTGGAGTTGTTATTAAAGATTGCAGCATAATGTTGAAACCTTCCATAAATTCCAATTCAAAATTGCTGTAATTGGGAATTAGTGGATCTGGGAGAGAGATACTTGGGAATCCTGGAAAAGATAAACCGCCAAACATATCGTTTAAAGAAAACCCTTTAAGAAAATCAAGTGGTGGAAATGTTGGTAGATTTATATCAAAGTTTGGCCATTTAACTAATTCTGCAAGTTGTCCCATAATTTCTGTCATTGATGGAAATGAAGGTATCCCACCGAAAGATCCAATCTGTAGAATACTTGTTGCTTGGTTGATCAAACCAGTTATAGTTTGTGTTAGAACATTCATGTAATCTTTCAATATCAACTTAACAGTGTTTACAAGCTCAACAGAAGGAATGCTTAGAGAACCAAACATTGGAACTGGTACAGTCGGAAAAGAAGGTATAGATATGTTTGGTAAAGAAAAATCAGGTAAAGTGAAATTTGGTATAGTAAAGTCAATGTCAGGAAATTGAAATTGTAGAATAGCTTCACGAATGCTTTTATAAAGACCAGCAGCGTTACAAGCAAGCAAACCTACCAAATTTACTCCAATCAATGGTATTGCTGGTATTGCGCCACCAACAAAATTTAACAATGGAGTAATCATATTGCTCAATGTGGTAAATAGCTGAAATGATTGAATTTCTTGAGCAATATTACACAGTTCCAAAGACAAATGTGAAATGTCTGGAAAAATTGGATTTGTCAGCGATGGCAATGCTGGTATATTCAAACTTATACTTGGTGGAAATGATGGCAAGTTAAAGTCAAAATTTGGCGGAAAAGGAAAACTTATTTTATTGAAAATACTATCAAAAGATGGTATAGGACTATCAGCGCAAATGATCATGATTATTTTCCATTGATACTAACAAGTGGTGCAGTTATTGATATTTTAGTTGTGCTGTTTACATCAATATTATCAGAACCAGATACTGTTGTTGTTCCAGTAACTGTTGCGGTTATATTTCCAATAACAGTTAAATTAACATCACCAGAAACATACACATTTTTATCTTTGGCTACAATTTCAAAACTGTCATCAACTGATTTTGTAACTATTCTACCGTCATTGTTTATTTCAATGTATGTACCAGACTTGTGATAGACGTGTATTCTTTCAGCTCCAGGAGTATCATCAATTTCTATAGCATGTCCGCTCTCAGTTGTTAGAGTTTTATTATATGGATATTTTGCTGCATATGCTGAAGCTGGCTCATTTCCAACTCGAGACTTAACAATGCTATTTACTTCTCTGGCAAGCTTGGCAACGTCATGAGAACCTTCTTCTGGGATACCAGCAACAGTTCCAAGAACAATTGGAAGTTGTTTTTCTTCGCCATCAGCAAAAAAACCAAAAACAGTTGTACCAACAGCAATTCCTGTTGGAGAAATTCCTACTTCATTGTCAGAAGCTGATGTTACTGGAAGAACTGGAGTTGCCCAATGTAAAGCATTGGAAGGTATTAATTCTGCATCATCATGAACACTATGCACACGAACTCTTATTCGCCCAACCTTCAGAGGATCATCTCTATCTTGAACGACGCCAAAGAACCAATTAAAACCTTCTTTACCTAAACTTCTTGTAGTCATGATGACGAGAAATTTCCTTTCAACAAACCTAACGATATACGGTGTGAAAATTTATCATTTGGTATTCTGTAGATATCGTGAGCTAATTGAATTATCAAATAATTACCATTCATTCTTGTATCAGCACGGTCATTTTCATTTAGAGCAGTTGGTGATGTAAACTTACAAGTAATAACATCCCCAGCAGTTATTGTTGTGTCGCCATATATTTGTATGATTGTTTTTTGTTGCAGTATCATGTTGAAGTATGCAACTTTTGTACCAATAGTGTCAGCAATAAAAGAATCTGGTCTTGAACTATCAGAAGGAACAAACATTCTCATTCCTTCATCTTTGTCATATTTGTCGTAGAACTGCTTACTATTTTGAGTAAATGCATTTTTATCAATGAACACAAAATCTGATAAACTTTCTTGAAACTTAAATGTTTTCTCAGTAACCTTCTTAGTTAAAATATCAAAATTTAAAACTTTGTTATTTAACATACCATCTCTAATTTTACCAGAATTATCATATCTAGTTGGGGTGTCAATGTACAAAATATTTCTGAAGCTTGTTTTTGATAATGACTCTGGTTTGCCTCTATCATCATTAAAATTTACTGTTGGATTGTACTCAAACACTTTGTCACCAATGTTCGCAACATTCATTTCAAATAGTTTTTCCAAAGTGTAAAAATTGAATCCTCTGGCATTTTCAAAAAACACGAATGCATTCGATTTATATTTCTTTGATGTTGCACGTTTTCTTAAGAAATCAATAGCCATCAATGGATTCATTCTTGGCATAACTATTTGTTGTGTACCTTTAGTTTCTTCATATTTGAACCCCTTTTTGGTCTTCAAATATGAATACAATATGTCAGCGATAATCTTATGAATTTCTTCATCATAAGATTTAACCACTCTTGAAAATCCATCAATCAAATGTTCTTCTGATACACACCTGAGGGTATAAGAAGATCCTTTAGAATTTTCTTCTCTAGCTTGATCGCTTACTGAATACACTTTAAAGGTATATGATACAGGTTTATCGCTTCCTGATGTTTGTAATGAAAGCTCAATTGATTCTTCGCCAATGATTGGAAAGTTGTTGATAATATCAAACGCATCATAAAGAGTTATCTCAGCGTACAAAGTTGGCTTGAACACATCTTCATATATTCTGAGAGCTGCAACTTGTCTTTCAAGATTGAATCGTTTCGTTTTGTCTAACGAAAACAAATCCATTTTCTTTATTTCAACTTCACCTGGCGCAATAGTTCTAGCCATTAAAAGAATCTCTCAACTGTTGTTCGATTTGACTTACATATTGTCTTGCTAAAAGTTTAATGTGTTTTTTCTTTTCATTTTGTTCTAGCTCGTAGTCATAAGCATAAACTGGATTATAATAAACACTTTCAACAAATGTATTTGAAGCTACTGCATAATTTGCAGAAGTGTTTGAGAAATCAGAGTTAGTTGATAATGTAATCGAAGTGTCGCTATTTACCGATAAAACTTCTTTGATTGAATAATCTTCGCTGCTTGACCACAATTTTATATATTGACCTTGAACAAAGGTGTTTGAGAATGAAGTACCAGTTCCAGTAATAGTTGCTGATGTGCTGCTCACACTAATTGTTCCACTAGAATTTGCTGCAGAACTATATGCACTGTTGTATGATTCTTTGGTTATTTTCCAATCCGCTCTTTTTCTTTGATATTGGAACGGAACATTATTTACAAATATTGGTTCCCAATACTTCTTTCTTTCGCGAATCAAAGAATCATATGCGGCTGTTGAAATAACAGAATCAGAAGAAGCCCAGTTATTTTGATAGTACAATATATTTGCCATTGCAGTTTCAATTGAACCATATTTTTTAACGATATAATTATCAAATTCATATTGCGGTAAATACCAATCATAGTATGGATCGTAAATTTCATTACTCAAATACACAACCCAAGAATATCTTGAATCGCCGTAATATTCATTGGCGATTGTGTCTGGTCTTTCGCCTTCTTTTATTTCATATGGAAGAAGAGCATATGGATTAGTTAGAATATTTTGCACAACCTTTGATCTGGTCATTATGTTTTTGGACAAACTACCAGTGTGAAATATATTGGTAAAATTTTCAAAGTAATTTATAGCCATTTTTTTATTATCCTGGTCCCAATAATCCGCCTAGATATCCAGTTGGTTTTGCAGCAGGAGGATTGTCAGTAGTTGCAGGAACTCCAGGAGTTCCTGGTTGTGTAGTATTAACATTTGTTGGTGATCCTGGTTGTGTTTGTGGTGCCAAATCAATATTCAATTTGAAATCTGAAACACTTGGCAGAGACATTCCATTTTCAATAAATGTTCCTTCAGAATCAAAATCATTTCCAGTAAACACAACAATTTCTTGGAATTGAAGAGACAAACTAATTTCTGCTGGTGCACCATTTCTGTGAAATGAGGGACCAGATGGAGCATAATTTGCTTCCATACTCTCCAAGAAACAAGTTTTGAACTTGTACAAATATGGATTATCTTCAGGAAAAATATTTAACTTAAATACACTAGGATAATTGAATATGATGCTTACTCCGCTTGTAACTTCGGGAAGCATTGATTTTCTAAGCAGACCAATAATTTTTTGAATCTGATTAGATTCTTCTTTATTTCTTGGATAAAATTTCCATTTGAATGAATGTTCTCTTAGATTAACACCTTTAAATACTGCTGCTACGTTTGGATTAACAGCGACACCTAAACCTGCTTCAGCAACACCCTCAAACCCACCAGTTTTTGCTGCTTGTATTGCTAAAAAGTTTGCAACATCTTTTGAGGCTCCAGCTGTATTAATTCTACCAAGAAGTTGATTACCGACGTTTTTAAGACCGCCGCCCACTTGACCGATTTGGTCCATTAATCCACCTGTCAATTTCGTATTACCAAATTCATTTTGTATGTCTTTTACGCTTTGTGTTGCAAGTGCTCCATATCCCTGCAATTCTATATCAGAAATTTTGGTTTGATATTTTTCTACAAGATTTTCAGGTATTGGTAAAAATATGTTTGCATTAATTTTCATTTTTGCTTTATCAAAAGGATCAAATTTTTGATATTTTAATATTTCAATACCAAGTTTAAACTTAGATCCGCTTTGTAATGGATAGATGTATGGTCCAGTAGTTTTTGGAGAATTTTCTTGTTTTTGTTGGGCGACACTTTTTGTTGGAGGAGAAGGTTCCTTTGATGCTCTGTCTTGATTAAATTTTGGTGACTCTGGTTGAGGTGGAATAAATCCTCCTGGGTAACCAAATCCACCGCCACCACCAGTAACTTTTCCAAGATTTGAAAAGAATGTTGATGCGCTAGAACTAACAGCACCACCTGCTTCCTTTAAACTACCAGTTAAGCTATTCCATGCGCTTGTTGCGGAATCTGCTATACCAGAACCAAGAGTTCCAAAACTAATGTCGCCGTTGTTATTGATGGTTGGATTGCCCATGAACCTACCTATATAAATTTGAGTTTCTATTTATTTATAAGAATCATTTGAGGATCATGAAGGGAAAATTTAAACCAAGAAACCCACAGAAATACAAAGGCAATCCAGCGAACATCGTTTACCGAAGCTCATGGGAACTTCGTTTTATGATGAAGCTGGACGCAGATCCAACTGTTATTGAGTGGGGCAGCGAAGAAATGATAATACCTTACAAATCTCCAATTGATGGGAGAATGCACAGGTACTTTCCAGACTTCATAGTTCGCAGGAAAACCAAAGAAGGTATTACTGAAACGGTGGTTGTTGAGATCAAACCATTTGCTCAAACGAAAGAACCTACTCCGTCAAAGACTATAAATAAAAGGTACATTACAGAAGTGCAAACTTGGGGCATAAATAGCGCAAAATGGAAGGCTGCTCACGAATTTTGCGAAGATCGTAAATGGAAATTTATGATTCTAACGGAAAAAGAGCTGGGGATTAAATACTAATGGCAGTATATAAATTTGAAGACTTTGCTAAATCTCTTGGATTTGGTAAAAAGGCAAGCAAAAGCGAAGTTGAAGACGCTCGCGCTTGGATGAGAGACGCTGCTTCTGAAATAACACAAATCAGTGGCAATCAATTCATGGCACAAAACAAGGCTAACCTTGTTAATAACCTTACCATGAAAAGTATTGGTCGTATGTATATGTTCTTTTATGATCCAAAACACAAAGAAACATTACCATATTATGATAGATTTCCACTAATATTTTTAATCAGTGTTGATGGCGAAGGTTTCACTGGAATCAATCTTCATTATCTGTCTCCTTTGTTGAGAGCCAAATTAATGGATGCGTTATATGCGCTATTGAATAATGTAAGATATGACGAAACGACAAAACTCAAGATGACTTATAGATTGCTTGCTTCATCAAGAAAATTTAGATTAATTAAACCTTGCGTTAAGCGTTATCTTACTGTCCATACCAAATCAAAATTTTTACAAATACCAGTTACAAGTTGGGACACAGCACTATTTTTGCCAACTGAGAGATTTGTTGGGGCAACAAAACAACAAATTTTCAGAGAAAGCAGAGATATAGCTTACGGTCGCTAAAGGAAAACAAATGGCATTCGACATCCAAGAATTTAAATCAATTGCGTTGAACTCCAGAAATGGCGTTTTACCAACAAATAGATTCGTATTTTCTTTTGGATTTCCAAAATCTGGAGAACATCCTTTTGGATATAGATATTCTTTATCCAGAGAACTTAGATTTTATTGTCATGCTATCGGAATTCCAGCAAGAAATATTGACGTTTCAACCCACAGAAGATATGGCGTTGGTTTCAATGAAAGAAACGTAATTAATGGAAGCATTCAAGATGTGACGGCTACATTTATCGCTGATGGTAATGGTGAAATGATGAGTTTGTTTGATGACTGGATGGAGTACATGACTGGTTCGGGTAAACATATAACACAAGATCCAGATATGTTTACTGTTCCATACAGAGACGATTATGTTCTTGATGGAAAAATTGAAGTGTACGACTATGCAAATAAAGTTATTAAAGTATATCGTTTGGTTGAAATGTTCCCAACTTCATTTACAGATACACAATTGAATTGGGAAAATCAAAACACATTCTATACATTCAATGTTACCTTTTCTGTATTCAATATGCAGTTAAATGCAGAAATCAGCGCAGAAAGCGCAAGCACTCAACTTCAAGATTATCTCAATCAGCTTAATGGTATACCTTTGCAAGCTGCAAGAAACCCAAGAGGTTTCAGCTTGTCTTCACTTACGCTACCAAACATACCACATATACCAATCGTTTCTGATTTGGTTAACATTCCTCAACCAACATCTATACTACAAAGTTCAATTCAACGTGTTGTTTCGCCAGCACAGGGCGGAATAAGTAGAACTCTAAGACAAACATTTAGCGGATTTAATGGATTTTAATAATTAGGAGAATTGATTTATGTTACCTAAAATTGACAAACCACTTTATACTTTGACAATACCATCAACAGAGCAAGAAGTTAGATATAGACCATTTCTAGTAAAAGAAGAAAAAATTCTTTTGATGGCTGCTGAAGGTAAAGAACAATCTGAAATTATGAAAGCAGTCAAACAAATTATTAATAACTGCGTTGTTGAACCAGGATTTGATGTTAATGAACTTGCAACATTCGATATTGAATATTTCTTCGTTCATTTAAGAGCAAAGTCTGTAGGAAACATCGTTCAAATCAGAATTAATGATGAGGAATTAGAAATTCCTATTATGATTGATCTTGATTTGGAGAAAGTAACTGTAGAAGGACAAAGAAAAGCTCCACTGATCAAACTTTCTGATACAATGTCAATTCAATTGAGATACCCAAGAGCGGATTTTATGGAGAAGATTGATATTGGTGATAGTTATACCAAAAATATCTTTGAGATTATTGTTTATCTGTTAGACAAACTATATGATGGAGATAATGTCTATAAGTTTTCAGAATATTCTAAGAAAGAAATTGAAGAATTTGTTGAAAATTTACCAGTTCAAATTATTACCGAAGTCGATCAATTTTTGAGAAATATGCCAACAGTATATTGTGAAGTGCCATATATGGCAAATGGTGTTGAAAAGAAAGCAGTGTTGAGTAGCTTATCCGATTTTTTTACTTTGGGCTGAGCCACAACACACTGACTAATTATTACAAAGTAATATTTGCCATGGTTCAGCACCACAAATACAATATCACTGAAATTGAAGATATGATACCTTTTGAGCGTGATATTTACGTTGCTATGTTACAACAACACTTAGAAGAAAAGAAACAAGAGCAACAAAAACTCTCAACTAAGAGAAGGTAGTTATGGCAAAACCTAGAAACCCAGCAGGAGCGGGAGGCAGAGGAGGTTCTGGCTCTGGCGACAAAGAATCAAAAGCAAATATGAAGGCAATTCAAACCAATTCTGCCCAAATAAAAAGTTTGGCAGAAGCGATTGAGAATTTGACCAAAGTTGTTGCCGCTAATGCTGGAACTATGAAGGATCTTTCAACCAAAGAACAAGCCCTTGCAAAAGCAATCGGTGAGATGAAAGAAGATTCATTCGTAGAAACTGTGATAAAAAGAACAGTCAGCAACGCAAAACAAGATGATAGAATTTTAGGTTACGCTCTCCAAGGTCTCGTTGGTATTGGTAAAATGGGATTGAAGGGAGCCAAAGCTGGCATCTCTGGTATGATTGATTCTGCCAAAAAAAGAAAAGAAGAAAAAGCAGCAGCTGCAGCAGCTAAGAAACCTTCAGACTTTGAAAAAGCTAAAAAGAAAGGTCTCAGCGATAAACAAATATTAGCTGGGTTTGGTGGAAGAGCAGCCAAAAATCAAATGTTGAAAAAAGCTCCTGGAGTATCTCCAGTAGCAGCACCACCTGCAGCGGCAGCGGCGGCAGGTCCAACAGGAGCAACACCAATGACTCCTGCAGGAGCAACACCAGCTGAAGGTGGTGGAGCTGGTGGACTTGGTATGGGCATCGGTGCCAACATTGGCGGATTGCTTGGTGGGCTGGCTGGGGGATTGACTGGTGGATTGATCCAAGGTATCGGAATGGGTATCAGTAAAATACCACCAGCATTCGTAACAGGTATGGGTTATTTGACTGCTGGTCTTGGTATTTTTGCGCTCGGTATGGCAGGTATTGCTAAGATAATAACTCTATTCGGCGGAGAAGAAGCACTAAAAGACGTTTTAGCTGGACTTGGAGAAGGGTTTGCTACATTCAGTGAAGTTGATGGAGTAAACTTATTAGCTGTTGCTGCTGCATTGATACCATTCGCCGCAGGATTTACTGCTCTTGCTCTTGCAATGACAAGTGATGAAATTTTGAAATTTTTTGGTGGAGGTATAGATTTCTCAGTTCTAACGCAAATGGCTGAGTCTCTGATTCCATTTGGTGAAATTGATGCGCAAAATTTGTCAAACATCGGCAAAGGTGTTGCTGATATTAATAGCGCAGTTTCTGGTATTGCTGGACAAGGTTTCTTTGATATCCTAGCAAACTTCTTTACTGGTAAAGACCAATCGCCTCTTTTCTATTTGGCTAGAGGATTGAAAGAACTTCAAAGTGTCGGCGGCGAAAAGTTAGGCATTTTGGCAGAAAATTTGATGCCATTTAACAATATTGATGGCGAAAATCTTGCTGGTGTTGGACAAGGTCTCGTAGATATATCTCTTGGATTGGGTGGATTAACTGCTGGTGGACTTTTTGAAAAGGTTGCAAGTTTCTTCACAGGCGGAACTGATGATACTCTCACAAATCTAGCCAAAAGTTTGATGTCATTTCAGGAAATTAATGGTAAAAATTTAAAAGACACTGGCGATGGTCTTGTTGTTATTGCAGATGCATTTAAGGCTTTGACTTATGGTAATTTATTAGGATCAATTGGCGCTTGGTTTACTGGTAACACAAATGATGATATTTTAACAAAACTTGCAATCAGTTTAACAAAATTTAAAGACGTAGATGGAGCCAATCTTCTAAATGTTGGTAATGGTCTAAAGGGTCTTGCTGATGGATTGACAACTTTGGGTGGAGCAAATGTTTCTGGTGCGGCTGGTGCATCAAATGCAGCTAGAAACATTGGTCAAGGTGGTGGCGCTCAAACAGCACCAGGATCTCGCGCTCCTGTAGAAAAAGATGCTGGTGGTAAAGGTGGCGGTAGACCGCCAATAGAAGCTGCCAGTGGAATTGGCGCTTTGTCTGCTAGATATGAATCTGAGGGGGATGTCGGTACCATTTCTTCAGGAGCGCGAGATCCTGGTGGTAAATCTTATGGAACATATCAGCTTTCTTCTAAAACAGGAACTATGCAAGAATTCTTGAATAGCCCAGAAGGTCAGGCGTTTGCTCAAAAATATGGATTAGATCCAAGCCAAATTGGTACAGCTGCATTTGATGCTGCTTATAAAAATGCTGTTGCTGGAGACAAAGAAGGATTTGCTGGAGCGCAAGAAGCTTTCATAAAAAGAACTAAATATGATCCTGTTGCCAGAGCAGCACAAGAAATGGGTTATGATATATCTGATCCAACAATTCAAAAAGCTTTGTTTAGCCAGAGCGTACAACACGGATTAGCAGGAAATAAAAAAATACTTGCCGCCGCTATGCAACAAGCTGGTCCTAATGCCTCAACTCAAGATGTATTAACATCGCTTTATACTGCGAGAAATCAATATGTTGGTGGATTGAGTAGTTTAGATGCAGGAATGAAAGCTTCTATATCCAAAAGAATGGAAAATGAATTGGGCGATGCGCTTCACCTTGCTTCTATGGAAACAGCAAATCAACCACCAGTTGTTGCAGTTGTCGCTCCACAAACTGCGGGTGGTGGAGGCGGCGGAGGCGGAGGTGGCGGATCTCCAACTCAACCAATGATACCTCCTGGTTCTGGACCAAGAGGAAACCTTGATAAAAATATTGCATTCAATTCATATGCTGATGGTCTTTCCATGGCATAAAAAAAGAGGGGCTTTTGCCCCTCTTTCTCTTTTATTCGTCCGCTAGTTTCTTAAAGAAATCTAGAGAATCATCATCTTCATCATCATCGTCAGTCGAAACAGACTTCAGAGATGGGGCTGGCTTTGCCGCCAGTTTGGGAGCAGGAGTTGCCTCTTCCCAAATATCATCATCCTCAGCAGACTTAGACTTTGGCTTGTTAGCCGAAGTGGTTGGATCGCCAAGAACCTTATTAAGACGAGTCTTGAGTTCTTCGTAGGTCTTGAACTCCTTTGGATCAAGAAAAGCCTGTAGGCTGTATTCCTTGTTGTAGACTGCCTCTAGTTCAGAGTCATCGTCCAGAAGAGTGGAAGGCTGTTCAAACTCAGACTTATCATAGTTACGGTAGCCTTCAAACTTACGAATGCGAAGGCGGAAGTTAGCACCCTCCCAGAGATCGAAAGGATTGACAGGCTTTTCGTCGTCGAACTGTGGGTTCATCAGATCATTCAGCTTGTCGAAGATCTTCTTACCATACTTGTAAAGGAAAACCTTACCTTCGTTGGCAGGATTAGCAGGATCCTTCACCACATAGATGTTTGAGATGAAAGAAAGACGACGCTTCTGGTCGCGAGCCTGTTTACGAGTTGGGGAGTTGTCGTCAGTCGATGCATTCCAGAGCATGCTGTTGTATTCAGCAACAGGATCTGGCTTACCGATAGTCGTTAGAGACTTCTCGATGTACCAGCCACCTGGACCCTGAAAGCCATGGTCCCAGATACGGACGAATGGCACATCTTCACCATTTGGTGCTGGAAGGAAACGGATGATTGCCGAGCCATTACCAGCCTTATCGACTTCTGGTGCCCAGAAACGATCATCCTTACCGCTTGACTGAGTAGTGTTATTTGCAGCCTTGTTTAGCTCTTTGGTGAGATTCTCTAGAGCAGAGGCGCGATTCTTCTTTAGTGTAGCAAAATTTGACATTTGTATTTCTCCGTGTGTATCGTTGTATAAGTCGTTTTATCCACGCAACTACATGATCAGTATAACCTATTTATACGGTCATGTCAAGAACCTTTTCTTCAAGAGTTCTTTTATTTTTGCTGTATCGTACTTAATGAAAGGTTTATACTTCATCAGTTTAAGATACATCTTTGGCCAAATAATATCCTCTTCTATGTTTTTATTCCAATGCTTAAAGATATTCAAGACATCGTCCAAGGCAATCAAAGTCTCGGCTGAAATCTTTCCTTGTTTAAACATTCTAAGAAGAGGAGGATGTTGACCATCAGTAACAAGAATGTTTTGGTTTAGATTGTCATCTAGCAACTCAATCTCGTTACTGATTATATATGTCAGAGACTGCTGTTTCTTCAGCCACTGCATATAATGGGAATTGGATTGTTCTTCATTTACCAGATCACCAACCCAAAGATTCTCGTTAACCACAAAGTTTGATACAATGTAATTAACGAGATCTTTTTGTTTTGATAATTTGTAAAAGAAATACTTGTCCTTTCTGACTTCAAAGGAAGATTCGCTGAACTTTCCCTTTCCGCCATACTTGAAATAGTCATACGATTCTTTTGTGAAATGATTCTTAAGAGAAACGTATGTCTTATATGCCTCAAATGGGGTCAATTTAGACCTCGCGATCATCCTTTCGACCTTTCAGCCCAAGCACTGCATAATATTTAATTTGAGTAATGTGTTGGTCAGTTTCATCAGCGTTCTTGATTATCTCAAGGATTCGATCAAACATATCCCAACACCATTCAATTTCAGCGTCCTTGTGGCTGATTTGATTTGCTTTGGTCATATTGGTAGCTTTGCTCCTTTGGGTAGGAAGTTGAGAGCCTCTGCTTCCTCTTGGATCTTAGATTTCATTTTCTGACAATCCTTGACGAAAACAGCAGCTGTCTCAACATCTATATTATTACGCTCACAATAATATATTACTGCATCCATATAGTCAAGCTTTTTATTCTTAACCAAAGATTCAATTTCAGAAAGGAATGTTTGCTTTGTCAGCATTCCACTTAAAATGATAATGTTTTCTTTCATTCCTTTTCCCTATAAAAGATGTGCTTTCCAATCGCAATAGTTCTTTCCATTTTCTTTCTCCAGTATGGATTAACTTTCCTGCTATGGAAATATGTTGCACCTTTAGTATTATCTTGGACCATACCAGCAAGAACAAGTTTTGCTACTCGATTGCTGTTTACCCAAGCGTCATTGTCCTTTGGAATATCTGACTTACCATCACA